TTTAGTAAAGCAAAGGCAAATGAGATAGAATGTCTTGCTCTTAACATATACCATGAAGCAAGAAATCAGCCAACAGTAGGCAAACTAGCAGTAGCTCAAGTAACATTAAATAGGGTAAAAGATGATACATTTCCTAACAGTATTTGTGGAGTTGTGTATCAGGGTTATTATTCCAATAATACTCCAATAAAAAATAAGTGCCAATTTAGTTGGTGGTGTGATGGTAAGTCAGATAAGCCAAAAGATTTGCAATCATGGAAATATTCGTTAATGTTAGCTAGGCATATGCATGAAGGGTTTTTTGATAATATAGATGTAGTAAAAGATGCCACACATTATCATGCTGTTTATGTAAAGCCTTATTGGGTTAATAAAAAACGAAAGATAAGGACAATAGCAGATCATGTCTTTTATCAATGGGAAAAATAAGTTTGATTATTGTGTAGAGTGTGGCGAAGAATTATTGCCTTCTAATAGAAAACGTACAAATCCCAAGTCGTGTTATAAATGCAGAGGCATAGACATTATGCCTAATCACGAACTTAATAAAGTTGCTAAAGAAGCTCTAAACCCAAATTCTGATGAATCTGATGGTGGTAATGTATTCGAGGATGACCCAAGAGCAATTAAATATAATGACAATGAAGTTGGCAGAGTAATCAAAAAATCTATTGGATATGTTTACAGTGAATGTGCTATGGCAGATACAATTGTAGATACAAAAAAATAATGAATTGTCTTTTGCATTTTATTAGTTATTATATTTATTATGAACAGAACTCAATTTTCATCATTAATATCTAAAGGAGATAAAAATATGTATGGTAAAAAAGGTGTGGCTAAGAAAAAAATTAAAAAGATTAAGCCAAAAAAGAAAATGGTTAAGAAATATGGAAAATAAAGACGTAAAAGTTGTTGTGACTGGCGTTGCAATGGCAGGGGAAAGTCAATTAAATGAACACAATAGAACTCTTAAAGATGATAAAGAAGAATCTAAGGGAGAAGAAATCTGCAATAGCAGAGAAGATGATTGAAGGTCGAGAAACTGATTTTCAATCATATCAAAAAGACGTTGGTATAGCACAAGGGTTGGAAGATGCTTGTGTTATTATTGACGAAACATTAAACAAACTAGACGAAGGAGATGAATAGTCATGCCTCATCCACATGAAGTTGTTAAAATATATACAGACGAAGAGACTAAGGGCACTTGTGCCAAACATCAATTGCCTATTCCTATGGGATGGAAAATATTGATACAACCAAACCAAATCAAACAACAAACTAAGGGTGGCATTATACTGCCTTCTAAAGCACAAGAGAATGAAGCGTATTTAACTGCTCATGGTGAAGTTGCTGGTATTGGTGAACTTGCATATAGAGAAAGAAGCACTGGAGCTAGTTGGCGTATAAATAATAAACCAAAAATTGGCGATAGAGTAACTTATGGAAAATATGCTGGACAAAAACTAGTAATAAATGGAGTAAGGTTTCTTTTACTTAATGATGACGAGATAACATCTATCTTGCCACATGACGTTGAAGTTACTGCATATCTATAACTGCGAATAACTTGGAGAACGCACCCATGCAAGAAGAAAACAATCCTGTAATTGAAGAAATAGAAAAAGAGATTGAGGACACTAAGCGAAAAGCTAGTGGAGATGATTTTGAAATTGAGATTGCAGAAGAACAACCTAAAGAAGAAGAAAAACAAGAAGTAGAAACAAAAGCAGAAGAAACAGATGAATATGGCTCAAAGGTTCAAAATAGAATTAAAAAGCTAGTTGAACAAAGGCGTAATGCAGAATTAGAAACCAAAAGACAACAAGAAGCCAACGATCAACTTTCAAAAAGACTAGAAAGATTAGAAAGAGGCACACAAAGTCAAGCTCAAAATCAAGCCTCTAAAGAGTTTGAACAAAGATATAACCTTACTAGACAAGCCTTAACTAAAGCAGTCGAGGAAGGCGATACAGAAGCACAAGTTAATTTTTCTGAACAATTAGCTGATATGAGAGCATCTATAAGAGTAAACGAATTGCAAAAACAAATGCAACAAAGCCAATCTTACTCACCTACAGTTGGAAGAGCACAACAAGTAGCCACAAACCCCACGCCACAGAAAGCTATGGGTTGGTGGGAAAGTAATAGATGGTTTAATGGCAAAGGATATGAGAGGGAAACGGCTGCAGCTAGAGCTATAGACGTTCAACTTGATTTAGAAGGATTTGATAAAAATTCAGATGAATATTATAACAACTTAAATAGTCGTTTACAAAAAATGTTCCCTGAGTTAATATCAAATAGTGAAGTTGCTGAAAGTAAGCCAAGAGCAAAAAGTAGTAAAGTAGTAACACCATCTACAGGTGGCTCATCTTACAAAGGTAATCGTGTGCGAATGACACAAGACCAACTTAGGATGGCTAGAGAACTTGGAATAAATGATGAGGCAAGTCTTAAAAAATATGCGTCAGAAATACAAAAAAGTCAGGGGAGATAGTTATGACTGAGAAGAGAAATGTTAGAGCAAGCGAAATAAGAGAAAGTGTACGAGATGAAGAGAGTAGACCTCAAACATCTTGGACACCACCAGCGTTGTTGGATGCACCAGAAGCTCGACCAGGTTATGTCCAACGATGGGTTGCTACCTCGATTCAGGGGAAGGACACACCAGATAACGTATACAAACGTATGCGTGAAGGGTGGGAAGCTCGCCCTGCTGACACTGTGAAAAGTACGTTGTTTCCAACTATTAATCACGGCCAGTGGGAAGGTTGCATTGGAATTGAAGGAATGTTGCTTTGCGAAATGCCAGAAGATAAACATAAAGCTATGAAAGCATATCATAATGGCAAAAGCAGAGAGCAAAACGATTCACTTTCAGGCGATCTTGATGCGTTAGGTCGTAAGGCTGGACAACCAATCTTTCAAGAGAGGAAGAGTTCAGTTAGTGGTGGCAGACAAATGTCTGTCATGGATGATTAACTTTTACTAGGAGAAAAAAATGGCAAATGTAGACGCCGCTTTTGGGTTTGTACCCATTCGTCACCTAAGTGGAAATGGTTATTCACGTGCTAACAAATATACTATTACTTCAGAATTAGCTGAAAACATCTTTACTGGTGATTTAGTTATCATAACTGCAGATGGCGTTTTAACACCTCATACTGCAGGAGAAGTTAATAATATAGGAGTTTTCGCAGGAGTATCTTATACTGCTTCAGATGGCTCATATGTTTATTCACAGTACTGGCCGTCAGGAACAACTGCAACTAATATAAGTGCATATGTTTATGATGATCCATATACAGTGTTTAAAGTTCAATCTGCAGGAACACCTGCCCAGACTAACATTGGTAATTGTGCTGAAGTTGTCGCTGGTGCTGGTTCTACTACTACAGGTCAATCAGGTTTTGAAATCAATGGAACAATGGCAGCAGGTACTGCAAGTTGTAAAATTCTTGGTTTATACGAAAGTCCTGATAATGCCTTTGGTACAAATGCAATAATGGAAGTTCTTATCAATGAGCACTTGCTCAAAGATAGTGCTGGAATATAGGGAGATTTAGACAATGGCAATGAATAGAGCACAATTTGCAAAAATGCTTGAGCCTGGTTTAAATACCTTGTTCGGCTTAGAATATGACAGTTACCCACCAGAGTATGCAGCAGTATTTGAAAGCAATACTTCTCA